CACACAGCTGTGCAGGCTGTGTTGGCTAAAGATGGTGTGAAATATACCATGGCTGATAAAGAGGCTGTATCTGTGCCTTATATTTCTATTGGCGAGGTATCATTTCTGAAAAGGACCTGGCATTTTGATGTAGATATTGGTGCTTATGTATGCCCTTTAGATCATGATTCAATTGAGAAATCTCTTATGATTGGTGTCACATCTAAAACCATTACGAAAGATGAGCAAGCTGTAGCTGTTATGTCAAGTGCTGCACGTGAATATTTCTGGTATGGCAAGGAGATATTTATGCAAAAACGATCTTTGTTCATGCGTATTATTGTTGAATTGGATCTCCAAATGTATGTTGAGAGTGCAGATTTCCCCACGTGGGAAAATTTATACGATCAATTTTGGAACAAAAAGAAGGGAGAGTAATTCACTCTTATATTGGGCTTAACTCACAAGTCCTTGCAATAGCAAAAACCAAAAGAGAGTAAATATATGTAGTTACTGTGTAAAATGCGTTTAATTGTTTGTCGCTTCATGTTTTATAAGAGTGGATATATATTTATAAACTCGCCAGGGCGTTCCCCGAAGTCTCTTTTCAGAGAGGGTATGGCAAGTTCCGAGAGTGCGTAAACAACTCTTACCTGTATAGTTGTAAAGGTAAGTTTTAATACTCGACTGCGAAAAATCAAAATAATACTGGATTGATGGAGTTTCAAATCTCCACAATACCTTTGAATCAAAAAATTGATTTTGCACTTTTCGAAGTGCAAGCATCCGATGTTGTAGAATCATTTATGGCGGTTGATGAAACGTCCATAGTGGAGGAGCAATCTTCTAATGTGGCTTTTACTGATACAAATGTTATGGATGACATTATCTACGGTGCTCCAACTGACCCAAGTTTCTTTTCAACAGATGATGATGTTTCATCTATACAGCATTTTCTTGGGCGTCAAGTACAAATCTTTACTACTACATGGAGTGAGGGTGGATTTTCGTTACAAACGTTTGATCCGTGGACCCTTTTCTTGAGTGATACTCGTGTTAAGAAAAAGATAGATAATTTCTTGTATCTCAATTGTAAGTTGAAATTGGAATTCCGAATAAATTGTTCACCATTTTTGTATGGCGGCATGCGAGTTTCGTATCGACCTTTTCTTTTGACACCAGATAATATACTTTCAAATTCCACTATTGGTTTATCACAACGACCAGGTTTTTGGATTTTTCCACAAGATAATGCTACATATAAAATGGATTTACCATTCTTTTGGCATAGAGATAATGTATATTTGTCTAGCGCAGCAGAAATTGCGAATTTAGGTTTGATCACACTAAAAGAAGTTTCCCAGTTGATTAGTGCCAATGGTGCCATTTCATCTGGTGTAACAATTTCTGTTTTTGCTCATGCCGAAGATGTACATTTGAGTGTGCCAACAACATCTTTGTCTCTTCAATCTAAGGATGAGTATGGCAATGGACCAATTAGTGCTCCGGCGACGGCTCTTGCGAAAGCTATGGGTTATTTCACCAGGGTTCCCATCATTGGACCATATGCGAAAGCCACGGAGATAGGTGCTAATGCTACATCAGCTATAGCTCGAATTTTTGGTTTTACCAATACACCTGTGATTGAAGATGTTAAACCTTTGAAAAATATGCCTTTTGGTCATATGTGTTCAGCACATGGTTCAGAACCAGTTACCAAACTGACTCTTGATCCTAAAGCTGAATTAACTATTGACTCACGAACAGTAGGTTTAGATGGCAAAGATGAAATGACAATACCTTCTATAGTAATGCGCGAGTCCTATTTTACTAGTTTTAACTGGACAACCGCTGATGCAACAGATACATTAAAATTGAACTGTGCAGTTACACCTTCCTATTGGCAGTCTACGACAGCAACACAAGTTACCAATTATGAGTTTACTCCTATTGGTCATGTTGCTGAGATGTTTAATAACTGGCGTGGTGATATTGAGTTCCGTTTTAAGATTGTGTGTTCCAAATTTCATAGAGGTCGGCTTCGTTTTACATGGGATCCTATTGGTCCATTAGCTACAACATCTGGTACACAAACAACAAATGTTGCATATACTAAAATTGTAGATATTGGTGAGAATACGGAGGTGTGTATTCGCGTTCCCTATATGCAAGCACGACAATTTTTGCAAACGCGTACAGCAGGAGCAAATACTGTTGTACCATTTCAGACTGCTGCGTTTTCAAATTACACGTCTCCAACCGTTATTCCAACTGTTTTTAATGGTCAATTGACTGTTCG